TGAGACGTGTTCTAAACGATACTTGAAAGAGCTTTCTAATATGGAATTGATTGAATAAATAATAATATACTCATTATTTTTATTTTATATATTATTATTATTTCTATTAGATTTTTTTATTTTTATTTTTTTTTATTTTTACACGTAAATATACAATTTATTTCTATAAATTAAATTCTGGAATACTATAAATATCACCATTTTTCACATATTTAGCTATTATTTTTGGATTTATTTTGTTTACTATAATATCTTCTGCTTGGTATACATTCCCTGTTTTATCGATGTAATAAATAATCCCTTGAATATCTTGCGCCCATACCTCTATTTTTTTTATATTTGTTTTATTTTCTGTTTCTGATTCTATTACTCCATGTGGTGATCCCTTTAAATGAGTTCCACAATATTCACAACCTTCTTTTTTTCTTCGTGTACACTGTTCATCATTTGCACGTTTTGCACAACAACGATCAAAGAATGGAACTATATTTTTTACACGTTTTCTTTTCATTAAATCATCTTTACCAAAGTTTAAACGCTCATAATCATAAATATACTGAATCAACTGATTTACTTGATCATTTTTACTCAATCCCAATTGTTCACTTTTTTCTTTTATATTATCTTTAAGTGTAATTATATAATTTTCTAATTTTTTATTTAAACGTTTTTCCATTTATTCTTTTCTTTATATTATTTATATTGTTATATCTTTAGTTCAATTTTTTATTATATTTAAAAATAAACTTAAAGAATTTTTGGATAGTCTGTGGGCAATACAATAATTGAAAAAATTATGAAAATATAAAATATTAAGTAAATACCATAAATGCTTGAACTTATTCCATAAAAATTCAATATTTGTATCAAAGCATAAATTATTAATCCTGAAACACCTAATAGTGTTATAATATTACTTGTTTTCATATTATTATTATTTTAGAATAAAAAAATAATAATATTTTTGTTTTATTTTTAATTTATTTACATAATGCAATATTCACTGTTGGAATCATATTTTTCACCTAATTTTTTCTTATTTATATAATGATAACTTAATGGATATTGTTGTTTGAAATCTTTAACGACATAAATCGGACTTTCTTTATAAAAGGATCCATCATCCAATTCAATTCTTCCTAAATAAACACTATCGTAATCTTTTGTCCATAATCCGTCATAATCTGTAATTCTCATAGTTAAACTTTCATACTTTGTATCTATATTTGAATTGTTCAATCTCGCTTTTTTTATTTCTGATTCATCAATCGGATCATCAGGATCATTCATTTTTATTAACATATTTCCTATAAATAAAGCAACTCTTACGACTCCACCTTTTTTATATTTACCATAATCATTTTCTGTTATGAATACTCCATATTTTTCTTCATGTTGTTCATATTTTGACCATCCGCCTTCTTTAATTGCGCTGTGAAAATCAGTAAAATAAAAATAAGACCCTAACATATTTTGTTGGTTTTGTGTTGTTTTTAATTCTGATAATTGATTTTGATCTACTCTTTCTAAAAGTGGAAATGGATTTTTAATTTGTCCAAACATATAAGTAAACTCTAATTGTTTTTCCTCTTTTCCAACATAAGCTACAATCGGTGTTTCAATATTTTCATTTTTTTCATCCTGTAAAAATAAGAATTCTGGATTATATTGAAAAAAATCCGTTACATCCGAATGTATTTCAATATCACAAACTGATTTAATATTCATTATTTCATCAATTAATACAAACCATTTATCATTTGTTTTATACACATCATTCAGCAAAATTTTCATTTCTGAAATATCAATAAACAAATACAACTTATTATTATAATTACGTAAACCATGAAAAGTATAAATCATATGTGATGTTTCATGTAATATTAAACGTATTTGTTCATCAATTAATCTCAAAAATGTTTTTGTATTGAATAATAATTGAAATCCATTAATTTTAAAAAAACACAATTCTTCTTTTGTATCTTTTTTTAATAAAAATCGCAGAAATGGTTTGTATTTTGAATCTGTATTTATTTCAAAAAAACATAATTCAATACAATCAAAAATATTACCATTTATTTTTAAGTTTTCAAGATAATCTTCTATTTCTTCACTATCAATAATCAAATCATTTAAAGCGTTATATTTAAACGAATTGATTAATTCTTCTTTTAATTCGGACATAAATATAGATTATAATTAATTTGTATTTATGTATTTATGTATTTATTTTATATTTTATATTTTATTTGATATGTTTTATTTATCCAATTTCCGCCGTATTGTTTCTTTAATTTGTTCTTCACGACTATCCATAATGTGCTTCGTTAAATCTTCTGCTATTTTTGGTTCTTCTTTATAATAATTCTGTAAAGCGGTCAAAAGTGTTTTACCATTAATAGGTTTCTTTACTTTACTTTTTTTATATACAAGCGCTCCACCATTAATATCAAAACAATCAATCGAATTACTTTTCATTACATTTACTAAATCATTGGTTAAAAGTTTCTTTTTATTATTTCTCTCTTTAATGTCCGCACGAAGTTTTGATATTTCTCCGTCTATTTTGATCCATTCTTTGATATTATTTACTAATTGTTCTTTAGTTTCCATAGTTTAATATAATATAAATAGAGTATTAATATATTTATATTATTTTTTATATTACTAATTTGTTTTTACTTCACTTGTATTACTTCACTTGTATTACTATTAATGTTTTTTTATGTAAATTATAATGCCTCTTACACATATGTTCCTGAAATATTGGTTGATTGCATGGTTCACCCTTAGTTGATCCTGTCTTTAAAATCGCATTACACCCTACGACTGTTTCTATTACATGATTTTGCTCATCAATCTCTAAATTTAAGTATTCTATTGTAGTAACATTTTTTTTTACAGTTTTATTTTTTTTTAATTCTTCTTTCAACTGTTTCGCTTTCATTTTTTCTTCTTCTTTCAACTGTTTTTCTTTCATTTTATCCTGTTCTTTTATTTTTTTGAATTCTTCTTTCAACTGTTTTGCTTTCATTTTTTCTTCTTCTTTCAACTTTTTAGTCTTTTCTTTCTCCAAAAGTACATATTTTTTAATTACAATTTTTTTATGAAAAAAACAATAACATTTAGTATCTCCATAATTACCTGATGGTCCGGATGGACATATAGGCGTACCGTAGTTATAACAATTTAAATATTTTTTATTGGTTTGTGTTTCAGGCAAATCCGGATTAAAATCAGGATTTGATCTTATGAATTCACATTTTTCATATTTATTGACCTTTTCATATATTTGTGATTGATCAATTATATTCACTCCATTTACCTTATCTAAACCTAATTCTTCATAATAAGGCAAAACACCTCCTTGTTTATGACGACAATAAGGACAACGAATTTCATTCAGTTTTAAATGTCCTACACTAGCCTCCATAGAATTAAATTTTTTTTTGTGATTACATAAATCATAATATAAAGGAACATAATTAAAACAGTGGCCACAATTTAGTTTAACATAATTGTCTTTGAGTGGTTCATTTGTAATCAAACAACAATTTTCTATTATTTGTATATTATCATTTCCATTATCAAGAGAATTATACAATTCTTCAAAAAAATTGATATTTCCTTCAACAATATATTTCATAATTAATATAATAAATATATATTTATGAAATATCTTTATATTTATTATATTAAATAGTTATAAAATGACACAACCAAGCATTTGGGGACCACCAATTTGGACTTTATTTCATACTTTGATAGAAAAAATAAAAGAAGACTATTTCAATATATTATATATGGAATTATTTAATCATATTAAACGCATATGCTCATATTTGCCTTGTCCTGAATGTTCACAACACGCTACACTTTTTCTCTCTAAAGTAAAACCTGAACATATTTCCAATAAAAATGATTTTAAAAATATGTTGTATGTATTTCATAATAAAGTTAATTTAAGAAAACAAAAAAAACTATATCCTTATGCTGATCTAAATAAATATAAAGATTTAAATATTACACATATTTATAATAAATTTGTGACCGTTTATAACACAAAAGGAAACATGAAAATGCTCACTGAATCTTTTCAACGTCAATTTGTAATTAAGAATTTCAAAGAATGGTTAATTAAAAATATGATTCATTTTCAATAATTTTCAATAATTTTCAATAATTTTGATAATATTATTATGAAACCAATTCACCATTCTTATATACTTTACATTTAAATGTTTGTTTACTCGGCATACTACATACTTCTGTAGTACTACTACCGTTAACACTAATACCTATTGTTTCATTATAAAATAAATAATTTACAGACCCTCCTATATACATTAACGTCACAATAGTTGCTGCTGAAACAACACCTAATAAAATATTCAAAAACAAATCTAACATTTTAACAACACATTTTTTATAAATCTTAATCGTCATATCAACAAAAAAATAACTCAACAAAGCTGAAACTATCCAGAAATTTACACCGCCATTTATAAACATTGGTAAAAATAAATACATAATCGTAAATGCAAATACAAATGAACTATAAGTAGAATTTCCATAGTCTGTATATTGGATAGAGCTACAAATTGTATTATCATTTTTTGTATAATCCGCACCAGATAATGAATATATATATCTTCTCACAACAGAACAACCAATTAAATATCCTAAAAATATAAAACCTTTAAAATTTTGAAATATAAAACTAGATGAAACCATTCCAACAGCAATGATTATCGGTGAAAAAAAACATAAGAAAATAACGATATTAAAAGGCTGAAATAAAATTAAAGGAGAATCTTGAACACCTCCAGATAAGTTATTTAAATTGGTTCTACTATTCATATAATTAATAAATAATATTTTTATTTATTATATTTTTATATTTGGTATTATTTTTACAATCTATTGTAAATATTCTTCTTCAAAAATGTGTTCAAATACTTCCTGAATTGTGGTTACTGGATAAAAAACAGCATTTTTTACAAGTTCATCTTCCTTATATTTTTTTATAAAATCATTGTAATCTTTTTCATTTTCTTTTGGAAAAATAAAAGAAGTAACTAAACTCTTTAAAGATCCTAAAATTTTATATTCTAAACCACCTATTTCTGTAATCTTACCATCTAAAGAAACTTCACCCGTCATCGCAAAATAATTTTTAATGCGCTTATTATTGATTAATGCATATATCAAAACAGTTATAGTACTTGATGCACTTGGACCATCTTTCGGTATAGACAACCCGAACGCATTGATGTTAATACCATAAACACAATTATTTTTCTTATTATTATATTTTTGTATAATTTCTTTCTGTATTTTTTCAGGCGTTAAACTCCAAGCCAAATTTCTACTTAATATCATCCCTTCTTTCATAACATCTTGTTGATTACCTGTTAAAATAATTTCTAAAAATGTATTAGCTGGCGTAAAACAACATTGAAAAGGTAATATACCTCCCTGACCCAATGAATTTGCATACATTCCATTTATAATATTATTTACACTCTTGTTATGTATTAACTTATTTACAATACCTCTATTATCTTTTAAATATTTGGTTGTAATTTTTTCTTTTGTGATAATTATTGGATATTCATAATCATCTGTTTTTTTTAAAATTTCCAAATTAATCTCTGATATGACTTCAAATAATAATTCTTTTAATTTTCTGACACCTGCTTCTTGTGTATATTCTGTAATTATAAATTTAATTATGTCGTCGTCAATTTCAATCATATTTTCTAATCCCATTTTATCATAAATTTCTGGTAATATATGCAATTTTGTAATAATTAATTTTTCTTCTAAAGAGAGATGTTTGAATTTTACACGATGAATACGATCTAATAATATTTTATCTATTAATTCAACATCGTTATAAGATAATATAAATAGCGCTTTTGAAAGATCTAAATCAATTCCTGTAAAATATTTATCTTGAAAACAATCGTTTTGTGCAGGATCAAGCAAGTGTGTTAAAATTCCAACAATTTCTTTTCCATGTTCTGTTTTGCTAATTTTATCTATTTCATCTATAAAAATAATTGGATTCATGCATTTTTTATCAATTAATATTTGCACAATAGAACCCCAAGTAGATCCAACATAAGTATAATTATGACCATTCAATGTTGAACCGTTCGAATCACCACCCATTTGAATCATCGCGAATGGGCGTGGTTCACCCTTTTCATCCTTTAGACATTCTGATAAACCTTTTTTAGCTAATGATGTTTTACCTACACCAGGTGGTCCCTCAAATCCAAAACAATAACCACTTTGTTTTCCATTTATCCATTGCCCAATTATTCTCTCTATTTGTCTTTTTGCCTTATCATGCCCATAAACAGATTTATCTAATATATTTTTCAAATCATAAATATATTTTTTAATTTTGTTTAAATCATTGTTAATATTTTCAATATTTTTAATTAACAAATTATTACTATTGCTATTGCTATTGCTATTGCTATTGCTATTGCTATTGCTATTGCTATTGCTATTGCTATTGCTATTGCTATTATCCATAATATTAAATGATTCATCGTGTATAAATTCAGAAATTAAATAATTTAAACAATTATTGTCTTGTTCGCAATAATCAATTAATTTTTGTATTTCTAATTTTAAATCCGTCTTATTTTTATTAGAATACTTTATTTTACTATAATTAATATTATTTTCACATAAAATATCATTTATTTTTGAAATATTTGTGATTATATTGGTTTTATCACCATCTAGTATTTTTTTCTTTAATAAATCTATATTATTATTATTATTATTATTATTATTATGTTTTAAAATCCCTTTTTTCTGAATAATCGTATTTATATAGGTAATAATTTCAATGCTTGTATATTTTTCTTTATAAGGAATTTCAGGAAACATTTTTTTAGTATTATTTACCTTGTACAGTTCTATAAATTGTTTTTTAATTTGATTCATCATTAAAAGAATGGGTTCTTTTCTATAAATAGAAAATGGTATTTTTAGTAAACCTTCCAAGTATTGTCTCGCTTTTGATCCTGTATCTTCTGTTTTATTTTTAATTTCTTTTAATTTTATCATTGCTTTTTCTTTCACATTTTCAGGTGCCTTCATTAGGCAAATTTGTTGTTCAAGTGGTATTTTATTCATTTCAAAATTAGACAATTCATTTGTATATTGAACCGTATTTTTCATTGAATGTAAGAATTTTTTTTTTACTACCCACGGTAAACTATCAAAAATAATTGTCTGTTCTTGTGTATCAATTGTTCCATTGTTATCATTTGTTAATAAATCATATAATAAATAAGCAAGATATTGATCATCATAATGATCTGAACAAATAAGTAATTGAATTAACGTAAGTCTTTTAAAATAAATATCATCCGAAATAAAATCTTTTATAATTTGTGGTATTGTTTTTTGTTTTATATTATTTATTTGACTTGTGTATCCAAAATATTTAATAAAAAATTCAGAATGATCATTGATTAGAAAATCTTTTAAAGTCATTGATTCCATAAAACTATTAAATGAATTTTTATCAAAATCATCATTTTCAGGTAAATTATCAATGATCAATTTCTCTTTTTCAGATATATATTTGTTATTTAAAAAATTAATCAAAACATTATCTAATATACCATATACAATTAATGCTTTATCAACACTTTCATTATTTATATATAATTTCATACCGTGAACCTTTAAATAAAATTGTTTATATTGATTTACTATATCAAAACAATCTAAGTTTTGAGTTTTTTCATCTATAAAATTCTCATTATTTGATTTATTTTTATTTTTTTTTTCCTTCAAGTTTAATACTTTGTATCCAATAGGATGAAAATATTTTTGTAATAATTCATATTTTGATAAATCAAAATTATTATTATTATTTATTTTATTATTACCAAAACATACTAATAATAAATCATCAAAAGATTCTGTTCCATAATTTTTTAATAATGAGGATAATTCATTATTCACATATTGTAAAATATTCACAATATTATCAGAATTTAGATGATTGATATCTTTTATTTCATTTATTTTATTAGTCAATTCGGTTAATTTGTCTATACAAGAAACTATATCACTTACCCCTAAAATATCGTGAATCTTATTTTTTTGAACATAAATTAATGTTTTTTGAATCATATCTTTAAAAAAAACAATTTTTTTATTAATCAAAATTTCAAATTCATTATTTGTTTTATTTATATTTTCTTTATTTTTTATAATTAAATTATTTGTTTTATGAAACATTATTAAACTATATATATAATTAAATTTTATAAATATTTATATTCAATAATATAATTAATAATATATTCAATAATATAATATTTATCAACATATTAAATAAATGACACTATATTAGATAGATATATTATAAAATGGGTATCCCTAGTTATTTCTCTCATATTGTTAAAAATTATTATCGTTTAATAAAAAAACTTGAAAAAAATACAATTCAGGTAAACAATCTTTATATGGACTGCAATTCAATTATTTATGATGTTGTACATAATATTGATTTTAAAAATTTAAAAGATTCTGAAATCAATACAATCATTCATAATGTGATTTTAAAAATTGAAGAATATGTTTGTTTAATACAACCAGATATAAATATATTTATAGCATTCGATGGTGTTGCACCAGTAGCTAAATTAGATCAACAACGATCAAGAAGATACAAATCACTTTATCAAGCACAAATTACAAAATCAATTTACAAAAATACTGGCCAAGATCCTTGGAATACGGCCGCGATTACTCCTGGGACCGTTTTTATGAGCAAATTGAATGAAAAAATTCGTGCGAACTTTAACAATCCCTCAAAATATAATGTAAAAAATATTTATCTATCTCCAAGCGATAAATATGGCGAAGGTGAACATAAGATTTTCGAATTTATACGTGCTTTTCCGGAATATCATAAGCGTTCAACCTCTATTATTTATGGTTTAGATGCTGATTTAATTATGCTTTCAATCAATCATTTACCTATAAGTGAAAAAATATATCTTTTTCGTGAAACACCACATTTCATTCGTAATATTTATTCTGAATTGGAGCCTGAATGTGCCTATTATATTGATATTCCGGAGCTAGCAAAAATCATTACTTTAGATATGAACAATGGGAAAGAATTCGCTGGGAAAGAATTCGTATCAGAATTAGAAAAAAATCGAATCTATGATTATATTTTCATGTGTTTTTTCTTGGGCAACGATTTTATGCCTCATTTCCCATCTGTAAATATTCGAACCGGAGGTGTTGATAAGATGATGAATGCTTACAAAGCCACGATTGGAGGTACCAATGAAAATTTATACGACGGTAAAAAAATCATCTGGAAAAATGTCCGCAAATTAGTGGCTTTTTTGGCGGATTTGGAAGAAGAGCATTTTAAAGTCGAGACAAAACTTAGAGACCGAAGAGAGAAAGTTCGATTGCCTGAAGAAAACCCGGAAGATATTTTTAATAAATTCGATTCAATACCTACCTATGAACGCAGTGTGGAAAAAATGATTAATCCTTTTAAACATGGTTGGGAAAACAGATATTATAATTCATTATTCTTTATGGAAATAGATGATGTAAGAAAAAAACAAATTTGTGTAAATTATTTGGAGGGTTTGGAATGGACCATGAAATATTATACAACTGGTTGTCCAGACTGGCGATGGACATATAAACATTATTATCCTCCCTTATTTAAAGACCTGATTCATTACATTCCTTATTATGATACTGAATTAATTGAAAATGTTCCGCCAAAGCCAGTATCGGAACTGGTTCAACTTTCTTATGTTTTGCCGCCGCAAAGTCTCTCGCTTTTACCAGAGAAGTTGTATAAAAATTTGATGAAAGAACGCAGTCACTGGTATAAGAGTAATTGTGAGTTCTTATGGCCTTATTGCAAATATTTCTGGGAATCTCATGTCTTGTTACCGGAAATAGATATTGACGAATTAGAGGATTTTGTAAATAAGAATAAATAAAATATATATTTCTCAAAAGGGCTTAAAGAAAATATCTAAAAATTACGTTTTTTTACCCCCATTTGAAAATCGGGAATTCAAAATTGGACATTTTTAAAATGTCCATTTTTAAAAAGCCCAAAGAAAACCATGCAAAATCGTGAATTGTTACGATAATTTAATTTTACGGGTTGGTTGCTTAAAAAATAATTTTAATTTTGTTACGATAATTTTTTATTTTATTACATCGTTTATAATCCGGCGTTTTTATATGTCCTTTATTTAGGAATGACGCTGGATTACAATAAAACCGCCAAAAATTTCAGTTGTGAAAAATGTGACTTTATATGCTTTAAAAAAAGTGATTATGAAAGACATATTTTAACACTTAAACACAAAATGGATGACGCTGGATTACAAGAAAACACCGACATAGAATATACATGTAATTGTGGAAAAAATTATAAATATAGACAAGGTCTATGGAAACATAAAAAAAAATGTTCTTTAATAAAACCGTCACAAGAAATGACCGAACAGGATAAGGAAGAAGAAGAAAAGAAAGAAAAGGAGGAAAAAGATAAGGCCGACATGCTGCTTTTAACAAATCTCGTTATGGAGATGATGAAAAGCAATCAAGAGCTTCAAAAAAGTTTGATTGAAGTCTGTAAAAACAATAATAGTATTAATACAAATACGCAAATATCAAATAGCATGGTTAACAGTAACAATAAGACATTCAACCTGCAATTTTTCTTAAATGAAACATGTAAAGATGCGATGAACATTACCGATTTTGTGAATTCTCTCCAATTGCAATTATCAGATTTAGAAAATGTAGGAAAAAATGGTTTTGTTCAAGGTATTTCTAATATAATCGTAAGCAATCTTAAAGCAATGGATGTTACAAAACGTCCTGTTCACTGTAGCGACTATAAAAGAGAAGTCATATATGTGAAAGATGAAAATCAATGGTTCAAGGAAGAGGCAAATAATCAGAAGCTGAAAAAGGCCATTAACCAAATTGCCCATAAAAATATTTGTATGATTCCAGAGTGGAAAGCAAAATATCCTGATTGTGTTTTTTCTGATTCAAATAAATCAGATCAATATAACCACATTATTTATGAAGCGATGAGTCAAAATGATGTAAATGCCGACAAAATAATTAAGAAAATTGCTAAGAGTGTTATCATAGAAAAATAAATTAAATAACCTACTTAAAAATAACATATTTATATATTATATAAATATGTTATTCATATTTACTTTTTTAGCTGTGTTTTTACCTGTTTATAACGCACAAATTAATCTACGTGGTATTAATACCCAAGACAAAACATGGGAACAATTTGTTTCTTTTCAAGAAAAATTTAATAAGAGATACAATGATTTACAAGAATTAGAATATCGTTTTAAAATATTTGTTTCAAATTTAGCTACTATAACTTCACACAATTTAGGCAATGAAACTTTTACAATGGGTATTAATCAATTTACTGATTTAACACCAGATGAATTTAAGAAACAATTTACAGAGGGTTTAATTAGTCAAGACAATAGTTGTGGAACGTATATTCCTTCAAACTACAATGTTCCAGATACTTTTGATTGGAGACAAGAAGGCGCTGTAACATCTGTAAAAGATCAAGGTCAGTGTGGTAGTTGTTGGGCTTTTTCAACAACTGGTGCAATTGAAGGCGCATGGGCAATCAAACAAGGCAAACTAGTAAGTCTTTCTGAACAACAACTAGTGGACTGTTCTAAGCGTTATGGTAATTTAGGATGTAAAGGAGGATTGATGGATAGTGCATTTGAATATGTAATGGACAATGGATTATGTAGTGAAACATCTTACCCTTATGTATCAGGAACCACTAAGACATCAGGAACATGTCAAACATGTAGTGCTGTTGTAGAAATTTTCAATTGTGCAGACGTCAAGCCAAATGACCAATTGGCATTAAAAGAAGCAGTCGCGACGATTGGACCTGTTTCAATTGCGATTGAGGCGGATACACGTATATTTCAATCTTACTCAAGTGGTGTTATAACAAGTTCCTCATGTGGAACAACTTTAGATCACGGAGTCCTAATTGTCGGTTATGGTGTTGAAAATGGTATTAAATATTGGCTAGTGAAGAATTCATGGGGAACATCATGGGGAGATCAAGGTTATGTTAAAATCCAGCGTAGTGAAAGTAATAATGACCCAGGTATTTGTGGTGTAGCAATGGAACCAAGTTTTCCAATTGTTTAAACATTTACAAACATGTTAGAAAATCAAATAAAACAAATTTTATGATATATATAATAAATATATTATAAAATGAATTATTTATTCATTTCTGATTGTTTATGGTATTTAGGTCATGTTACAACAGGAATTTCTATTTTATACATTCAAAATAATAATAATAATTATTTAGCTATTTCAACTGTATTATTTAGTCAATTTTGTATTATTATATCTAGACCTATTGGTCGTATAAAAAATACAAAAAAATATAGAACTATATCTAACATGGTTGAAGAAAAAACCGAAATATTTGAACCAGTCGTTTTAGTATAAGAAATAAAAATTCGTTGGTATAAATATTTTACTTTAGAATGAAATAATAATAATAATAATAATATTATGAGTAAAGAAATAATTAGTCAAATTGAATCAAGAGACGCATTTTTTCATTTATTAAATAACAATCCAGGATTAATCATTCTTAAATTAGGTGCAACTTGGTGTGGCCCATGTAAACAAATTGAACATGTAGTACATGGTTTCTTCGCAACTTCACCTCCACAAGTAGTATGTGGCGACATTGATGTCGATGAAAGTTTCGATTTTTATTCTTTTTTAAAATCAAAAAAAATGGTCAATGGAATTCCAGTTTTATTATGTTACAAAAGAGGTAATCAAACATTTGTACCAGATGATATTGTTACCGGAAGTGAGCCACAAGCACTCGATTTGTTTTTTAGAAGATGTGGAAAACACTTGAATGATGTGAAAGTACGGATGCCTCACAAAATGGTTCAAAAATAAGTGTAAATATATTTTCAAATTTTATGAATTTAAAAACAACATTTGAATTATAATATATTTTCAAAATATATGCAAAATTTGGACCTTAATATAGAAAATTATAATTTAAATGATATACTGAATCTTTTTCAAATTCCGAGTGATTTTGGGGATGACGATTTAAGAAAAGCCAAAAAACTTGTCTTGAAAACTCATCCAGATAAATCACACCTTTCACCTGAATATTTCCTATTTTTTTCAAAAGCTTATAAGATGTTATATGGTATTTGGGAATTTAAAAACAAGGACAAACTAACAAAAGAAAAACTTGAATATCAAGTGGAAGATAGTGAGTATAAAGAAAAGGATCAATTTTCAAAAAAAGAGAGAAAACAAGTATTAGATCAATTTCTCTCTAAGAACAAATTAGAAAGTCATAAAAATACAAAAGAATTCAATAAATGGTTTAATGAACAATTCGAAAAGAATAAATTGGAAACAGAAGAACAGGTCAATGGATACGGTGATTGGTTAAGATCAAATGAAGATTTAGAAGATGTAAAAAATATTAGTCCAGCACAATTAGCTGAAGAAATAGAGAGAAAGAAGGTTAAGTTAAGAGCGATGGTTGTTCATAAAGGTATTAGTGAATTAGATGCTGTTTATAGTGGTGCTTCGAATTTAACTGGTGATGCTCCTGAAAATTATAGTTCAGATTTATTTAGTCATTTACCTTATGAAGATCTAAGAAAAGCTCATACAGAAACAGTTATACCTGTTACGATGGAAGATTATCAATTAACAAAAAAATTCAAAGATGTAAATGAATACAAGCATTATAGAACCAGTCAAGACATGACGCCTCTCTCTGAAAGTCAAGCCCAAGAATTTTTAAATAATAAATATAAAATTCAAGATAGAGAGACAACTGAAAGAGCCTATAAGCTAGCAAAACAATTGGAAATATCAAATACAAAACAAGCGGCTCATTGGGCGTCCATTAATTATTTAACGAATAAATAATACAATAAGAATAAATAATAATAAAAATTATAAAAAAAACAAAAAAAAACAAAA